CAATCCAAATTCTACAAGATTAATATTTGCCTTAACCCAATCAAAAATATGCCTCCAAGCAACCTTTTTAGCTTGTTCTATTCGATAATCATTATTCCAAGAAGAACGACCATTCTCCTCAAGCCAGTCGTATATTCCTTTAATCGCAATCGCAAAATGGACGGGTGCAGCCACTCCCTCTTTTAATGGATATTCGAATCTCAAAACTTGAGTCCCTGAGCCGAAATCTTCTTCAAAAGAAACTTTTGTAGCCCCAAATCGAGCAAGTAAATTTCTTATATCTTCTTGACTCTTTGAAATCGGGACTCCTGTATCCCATGATTTAAGTGGTTTTTCTATCATTAATCGCCCTCCTTATCAGGTCATAAAGCATGCAGCCTAATAAGAATAATACACCTATCGTTGACATGCTCTTTCAGTAAAATCACTTATTTTCTCTTCTCAATAATCTTTTCAACTCATCAATCTTGTTTTGCTTTCTTCTCACAGCATCAGAAAGTTTACGCTTTTCCTCTTTCAGAGACAATAGTTCATCCTCAATGTCACTGAACTTCGCACCAAAAAGAATTGAAGTGCCAAACATACCAATGACAAAACCAATGAAAAAAATTAAGATTTTAATAAACATTGTAAACCTCCTATTCCCAATCTATTCCAAAGTGATTATAAAGCTCTGCATTAGGCCACCGGTAGTATTCAGTAAGAAAATCAATAACTTCCCTATCAGGCTTTGGATAAGATTCTTTCTTTATCGGATTCTTCTTCTTTGGGTCATAATATAGAATTTTTTCTATCTCCTCATGTATATTGAGGAAATGGTTAAGAATGAAATTAACTACATCCTCAGGCATCTTAAAAAATGTTTCTGCTTTTACGATGAAAAACTTAGTCCTCTCATAGAGGCTAACCCAATGTTTTAGATACTCTACATATCGGCCTCTTTTTAGCAGCTCAGAGTCCGGATTGAACAGCTCTGACTTTGATATCTTATGCTGCCAGTGCCAATAGTTCGACCATGCTCTATCAATGGGATTTCTTAATAGAACAATAAACTTATGGCTTGATTCAGGCAAATCTCTCTTGATCCGTATTGGTGCTGCGAATGAATACAGATAACCTGGTGTCGTATCAAAGCTTATCTTGGCTTTATCAGGTGTAAAGAATGTCTCATAATATCCAAGCCCTTTTTTATAGTTATAATCCATATCGAAAAAGTGTATTTCTCTCTTCTTGGCAGGCTCTATTGATTTCGCTTGATTGAGTGTTTCTCTGAGTGAATTAGTGCCGGAACGACTAGCTCCGATTATGAAAAAATCAGGCAATCTATTCATTGTCTTCCCTTTCATTCTGCTTAGATAAAATCTTCTTCATTAAATCCCTCACTGCTACAATTTCCTTCGGAACTGTAATAAAAATATCTTCCGGATAAATCCGTAGCCACCATTTACAGACATCATAAAGTCCTGCTTTTCGGCCATTTTCTAAAAAAAGCTCTATTATTTTTCTTTCTCTTTTTTTCATTTATTCCTCTCTACTAAGCATTTCTATAGCATCTTTCAGCTCTTCAATCTCACTATCTCTGTCTTCTTTTGTATCATTAACATCCCAATTGATTTGATGGTATTGAAGATTTTGCAGGAATCTCAACCTTAAAAGAAGTTGTCTTATAGCTCTTTTGAATCTTCTCATTTCGTTTTTCCCTCTTGTATTTTTTTCCACCATGACTTACCATAGTTCACTCTCATATATGGACAAGCGCCATCTTTTCTGATTTTTTCATACATAACTTTATCAGGTGAGCCGTGATTTTTCTCGATATTATATCCTGGAAAAAATGAACCAAAACCCCTGAAGAGGCTATCCATGTATATTTTACCAACAGTGCTAGCAGCAGAGACAGCATAAACTTTGCTATCAGCATCAATCATGCATTCAACTGGTATGGCAACTTTGCTTTTGAAATAGTTCATCCATTCTTTTGAGAAGGGCCCATCTATAATAGCTTTTTCTGGTTTGATGTTCATCTCCAGGAGCTGCAGATATAAGCTCTCAAGAGCTGAGGCTATAGCATAGTTACGAGCTTTATAGATTCCAACGCTGTTTATTGAATTTACCGTCGCAGGTGCTATTGTATAGATGCTATTATACTGCAGTTTCTCAAAAAGCTTTAGTCTCTGTTTATGAGTCAGTAACTTTGAATCTTTGACACCCCTTACCTTTTTCAGTGGGTACAAAGCACATACCACACAATCACCAGATAATGAGGGCGAGAAATTATTTTCATCAATTCCTATTACTGAAATCATCCCAAACCTCTCTTATTAACTGACTTTTCATATAATTCAAAAGCAGCTTCAATCATTTTCTCTCCAATGTCATCAGCTTTCTTTAAGATTTCTATCTCTTCCTTCTGAGTTCTTTTAAAACCCTCTACAACAAATAACAACATCGCTGTCAGCTCTTCAATTTCAGGAAGCCTTTCAGGTAGCTCTTCATCAATATTAAGCAGGTTCAACACAAACAGCCCGCCTGAATAATAGCCCAAGCAGTATGAACGAAAGTCTGGTGTCTGGCTTCCACAAATTTTTGTTGCTGAAAGCGTCCAGGCTAAGAGCTCTAATTCTTTTTTTGTTAATTTTTTCATGATAACCTCCTTTTTTCTTATTTCATAGTCCTCCATATTTTTTTTGATATATTTCATACGCATCAATAATTAATTTTCTGTATCTGTCATTATGTTCGTCTAAACTGCCGGGCCTTTTTCTCTTCTCTAGAGCTTTTTTTGCCTCATTATAAAGACATTCACACGGCCTTGCTATCAATCGTCTATGACTGTCTTTTGAAACTAACCAGCCTTTCCAATCGCATTTCTCACAACCTACTTTTCTATTTTTACTCTCACTCTCTTCAATATACTCAAGAGCTCTTCTTATCTCTGTAATAGATACCATTGAACGTCTAAGAAACTTATCATCTGGATCTCTCATATCTATTGCGGTATTTATTGCTCTTTTTAAAATTGGCAGCGGATAACCTTTTAACTCACTATAGTAAAACTCGAGAGTATCAAGACTTATTTTTTGGCCAAAATGCTGCGCCATTCTGTCAAGAGCAACCTTGAATTGTGGTTTATCCTTAAAGTCCATATTCACCCTCTATTTCTTTTTCAACCAATCTTTATATTTTTTCTGTTCTTCTTCTTCTTTCTGTAATCCGCTTTCAACCCAGAGTCTACCAAACTGTTTTCTCAATTTGTCTGCTGAAAGTATGTTCTTATACCAGAAATCACTCTCATCGAAAATCCAAGCTATAAGTCTCTTTATCTCGTTTTCTGTTGCTTCTTTTTTCTCAATCATAATTTTAAAAGTATTAGCCCAGTTGTCTAAATAAGCTTTACCTTGAAACTTATGTCTTGGTAACCTTTCTTTGATTTTTTCTTCAAAGAAAACAGCAAGTTCAGAATATTTTTCTGAACATTTCTTTTTTACTTTACTTTCTTTTACTTTATTTAAACTTATAGGCGATTTAATCTGATTTAATCCTGAGTTCTCATGATTAATTCCTGAGTTGATTATATTTTCCTCTGTTGGGGCAGGGATTTTAGACTTAGCTTCTCTATTTTTATCTATTTTTTGATATTTATGAAATTTTTCTAATTGAAGGTACAGTTCATCATTAGCTTTGTATAAAATAATTAATCTTGCTTCTGCTAATTCATTTATTAATTTTTTAATTTTAGATATTGTCATAGATTTAATTTTTGGGAATATGTGGCCTTTAATTAAATCAGGATCGGCTGAATATCTACCCTCAGCATCTAAATGGGGAATAAGCCAGGTGTATAAAAGTCTGGCTGAATCTGATTTTAGAAATCCTAATGATTTGCTGTTAGAAATACATTTTTTAATCATTCGTCCTTCAGGCACTATTTCCCCCTAATAAAAAAAAGCCCCGATGCAACCTTACTTGGTAGTGGCAATTGGATGTCTCTGAATAGAGACAGGCTACATTCGGGGCTTTATTTTCAATATTCATTTTCCACTACCAAGTTTGTCATGCTTCAATTATAAAAAACTGAATTAAGCTTTGTCAAGAACTTTTTTCATAAGAGAGAGCCACCAGCCCGAAAGCAAAAGGAGGACGAAAGGGGGGATTGACTGACAGCTCTCTCATTGATTTTAATTCTTTTTCTTCAGCGCACGTGGCAATAAGTCAACGTTACCATTAAGATACTCAAGCTCTTTTCTTAATCCATATAACTGCACTGCAATTTCTTTAAAGGAGCATCTTTGTAAGTGCTTTAGCCATAACTCACAAGTTTCATCACATGTACTTTTTGTAAATGGACAAAGATTTCTCATTGTTTACCTCCTATACCCAAGCATTCATCACTAACAACAGCCCTCCTTACTGTCTCTGTTTTCCATTCAATCTTGCAGCTCGGCATGAGCTTCGGGTTATAAGCAATGATTTCAATTTCAACGAATCTTGATTCTTCTCTAAGAAAATCATACGCTTTTAAAAATATCAACTTACCCTCGTCATTGATGTGAGCAAATCTCTCCAATTTTAAACCAGGAAAAGCCGACTCAATTAACTTACAAACCAACTTGAACTCACCAGAATCAACCTCTTTTTTACTTCTTACATCCCCTTTCCAGATTGATAGATTGAAACCTACATCATTGACATCAATATTCCAGCCCATAGGAAGAGCACATTCAATTTTGTCTGCAACATCTTTACAAAGCTCAATTCTTTTTAGATATAAATTGTATCTTTCTTTAGCTCTTTTTTTAGCTTCTGCATAATTCATTGTCCACCTCCAAGCTTTTTAATAGCAACCCTGAACGCTTCTCTCTTCTGAGCAAATTCTTTTTTTATTTCATCCGGTACTTTGTAAAATGTTGTCTCGTACTTTTTGCTCTCAATTAAGAAATCACCGACTACTGCGTTCTTGCCTCTGAACATAGTCTTGATTTCTTTATCAATTGCTTGGTACTCTTCAGCAGCGCTTTTCAACTCTTCTCTTCTTTGAAGCTTTTCAACTAAATCTTCATCTGAAATAATATCAAACCCTTCACCAAAGTCTTTGTCCGGGAAGCAATGCGTAAGAGAGAAATCACATGATGTACATATATCTTTGTACTGAGGCTCTGGGATTATACCTTTCTCTGCATTTTTGTTTGCTCTTTCTGCTCTCTTCAGCAGCTCTTCAGCATAGTCATAATCAAGGTTCATTACCCAAAACAAAAACCTGCCACTCACCTTGTCATAAAAAATCCAGAGTCCATATTCAACACCTTTCTGCAACATGTAGATCATCAACTGAGCAGGATATTTTCTTACCCAATGGTACTTTGATTTTGTCAGTGGTATGCCTTGATTCTTGTGCTGAATAATTGACCTGAATACATTAGGTGAGCATGCCTTGTGTTCTGCTGGAATCTCAGCCTTCTTGCCGTCTACATTGAGCCAAGCAACACCATCAGTCCTGCCAGAGATTTTGTACTTGTGCCATCTGTAGTACTGGGCAGCAGGCTGAATTGGCAGCCCTGCTTGGTTCAGGAAAGTGAGGTTCGGCAGTTCAACAATGTTGCCAGTCCTGAAGAGCTGCTTCTTGTCAGGCGTTAGTCTCGGTCTGAGCTCACCTTTTAGCCTGCAAAGAGCATGATATGTGTCACAGTCAACCCCTAAGTCAGAAGCCCTGTTTGTATCTCTGCTGACAGAATCAGTGATTTCAGAAAGAATGTGCTTCTGTAATTTTTCCTCAAGCATAGATTCTATTTTCTCAATATTCATTGCTTCTCCTCACTTCCTTCAAAAGCCTTCCCAAAATAATCTTCATACTCTTTGACTGCTCTACCATAGGTGGCATCAATCCACTTGTCACTTTTTAAGTCCTCAAGCTTTTCTGCTTTGAATGTCTTTTTGCCGACGGTGAAACTGCTGAATTTAGTAAGCTTTGAAAGAGCCTCTTTCTCATCGCCTGCAACCAACTCAAGACAGATGTTCCAGAGCTTCTCTCTTCTTTTCAGTGCTTCCTCTGATAATTTCCTCTCTTCCTTTCTTTTGCCAGTCCTGAACTTGACTCTTGCGATCTTACTGATTTCAATCCCCGCCGCCTTCAGCTCATCCTCAGTGATATTGACAAGTCCAGCAAGTCGCTTGATTAGCCGGTTGTAGAGATTCGTCACGGCTTTCTTTCTAATCATGTTCATGTCAACATCCTCAATTGGCAGCAGCTTGCCATTCACAGTACCAAAAAACTTATCTCTCTGGCTGCATGTACCGATGTCTTCAACATAGCGATTCAGCTTTCTTGAGAGCGCCTGACCATGAGCAACGAATTGATAATACCGGCCTTTCTTGTCTTCATGCCATTCAAGCTTCGGTGTGTCTGACTTGATATGAATCCCCCAGGCTATGGCAATCTTCTCAGCTCCTGAGTCCATAAGGTAGAGAGAGGCATCCTGGAAGAGCCAGTCTTTGTAGTTGGTGAGAGACAGTGAGAGAGTTCTCACCTTCTTAAAGAACTGAATATTCTGCTCTACTTGTTCAATCTGCTGGGTAATGTTGATAATGCTTTCTTCTTCCGGTACAGAGACAGCCGGCATCTCACTTTCGCCATTGAGCTGCTGCAGCTCTTGACTTTTTTGCTCTTTTTCATTATCTTTCAATTAAAACCTCCTTTTGCCCTGCATAACTCCTAAAAGCTAATAGCAGGGCTTTATTTTATTTCATTCATTTTGTTTTTTTATCTTAATTGCATATTTTGAAGGAATATATTTATTATTTTTAGGTTTAATCCGATGTATTAGCTTCAGTTCTGTTATTTCTGCAAGATCCCAATTATTGAACTTCTTTATTTTTATTCTGGTTATAGCTTCACCATATTTCTTAAGATGCTGTAATATTCTTGCTCCTACATTATAGGAAATTCCTACATAAAATATTTCATTATAAGAATAAAGAACATAGACACCCTCAATATAGATAATTTCCAGTACCATTTCATCCCTGGGGATTGATATCCATTTATTGAGAGGAATCAGGTCATTAGCTTTTTTTGCAATTCCCTGGATTTTCTCCGAATATGTTTTTAGTTGATTATAAATTTCCATTTATTTATAGCCTTTCTATTTTTTCTTCTAATTTTTTAACCCTTTCTTCTAGCTTCATTTGTTTTAAAGCTAACCTAGAGGAATCTCTTTTTTGTTTTTTACTCCAGTGCTGCCATCTGCATTGACTTGAGCAAAACTCTTGCCAGAATCTCACAGGCTGAAACTTCTTATCACATTCCAAACAATTTTTTAGTGGTAACTTTTGCCTCTTATTTGCCATATAAGCCTCCTTTTAAAAAGTACGTTTTTTTGAGGTAATTAGTTAAATACATATTTAGCTACTTATAGATGCGTTGAAATGCACAACAATTCATTTTTAGTACAGTATAGACAGTTTTAAACATTTTGTCAACCCTCCAGTCTTTACCCAATATCTTCAAGACTGACTTTATTGAGCTTATTGAGATATCCTTTCAGTATCGTTCTTACCAATGAGCTCTTGCTGCGGTCTGTCTTTTTAGCCAGCTCATTCAGCTGCTGATCATACTCTGGCTCAATCTCGAAATTGACTATAACCTTGCCCCGGGATGTTAATCTTTTTTGGTTTCCAGTTCTCATGTTTAACCTCCTCACTAACAATATAATGAAAGTTATTTCAAATGTCAAGAAAATATTTTAATTAAAAAGCATCTCTTAAAAGGTTAGTCAATAAGATTAGATAAGTCACCCCAAAAGATGATATAAATTTCACCCCTTATTTCTTTAAATATTTTTAATTTTTACTTGACAAACAGGGTTGAAAAGCTTATATTATTATTGAGATGAAAGAGAAAAAGAAAGAGAGAATGGAATTAAAAGATTTTGCTCGGGGATTATATGTCTGGGATGTTAACATGCCCGGTAAAGTAAAAGTATATGATAGGGAATACACAGGAGCTTTTATTGGTTGGGAAGATGTTTTTATTAAAACTGTAATGGTTCGGGCGACAGATAGGGATGCTTATTATATTATCAAGTTTCGCTATTTGAAAGATGGTGTAGAAGATAGAATTGATTGCATTAATGAGTTCAGGATCAATGGGAAGACCCTTAAATCATTTTTAGAAAAAAATATAATAAATATAAGGAGGAAAAAATGAGAGCTCAAGAATTAGACTTTGAGGATTTTTTAGGCGCTAGCCAGCAAGGACGTGTTCATGTCTATGGTGCAAGCTGGTGGTATGATGCTGCCTCTAAACTTTGGTGGTGTGACGACCCACAAAAGACGGGCGTATATTGTGGAGTAACATTTAAACAATTAGATAATCCACAATTTATGAGGGCAATTGGTTTAAAAAGAGAAGGAAAATAGAAGGAGGAGAGAATGAGAACTTTTTACATTCCTGCTTATAAGCAAAAGTACATTGAATCTGAGTTTAGTTCTCAATCGCTGTTGCATAATCTTGAGATTATGGCAAAGGAAGTAAAAATCAGGAAACCAAGAACTTGTAGCGTATGCCATAGTTTGATTAATAAAGGAGAAAAAGCTCTCAGAACAATTCAAAGGGTAGATAGTAGAAGTAATGGCTATTACTATAATACATATTGTTCAGACTGCTATATGGTAAAAGAAGAGGCAAGGAACTAAAAAATGAGCTGGAGAAAACATCAAAGCCATAGAGCTGAAACCATAGCAGTCAAAAAAGCTTTAGCAGAAGCTGGTATCAAGGCGTCTATAGGGCATGGCACAGGTACTGCCTGGGCATGGTTAGAAATCAACATCGGGCCGGATAAAAGGAAGCATCAGAAAGTGAAAGATGGCTATGTGGTAGAGATGACTTTAGAAGAGGCGGGTATGCAGCCGTATTACTTACCATGTATTGCTGACTGTAAAGCTTGTGAAGAGGCTAGAAAGCTAAGAAGAAAAGTTCTTGATATAGCCATGAAAGTAACCGGCCGTCATGGTGAATATGATGGTAAGATCGACATTATATCTCAGTAATTATAATTCTCAAAGGGAGGATTTTCATGAATAATTTTCATTATGGTTTAAGGTATGTCTTGAACCATTCAGAAAAAGAGGTTCAGGATACTGTCAAAATGCTTGCAAAGCGGAATAGGATGGCTAGAGAAGAAGCATTGGAAAAGGCAAGTATGCAAAAACTGAAAAGGCAGCTAAGAAAAGAGCTCAATACAGCATTTGGCAAAGCTATTGAAAAAGAGCTTGGACGTAGATTCCGCAGGCTTTATCAATTAAGAATGAAATCTTAAAGGAGATTAGCAATGAAAAAAGATATTTTCAAACGTGATGGCAAAAGCTATATCTTTGTTGGCTTCTTTGGAATGAAATCAAAAATCTATGGTAGAGGCAAAGAGAGAATTCTTGTTGAGGATGATAGAGTATTAGTACATTACTCAGATATTAAGTTTAGAAGGATTGGTGCTTGAGAATGAAAAACAAAAAATCAAAAAAAGTGAAGAAATTTAAAAAAAAGGATCTTCCAACGAAAGAATGTATTTATTGTGGTGAGCTTTTAAGAGACTCACAACGAATCTGTCCTATTTGTAGAAGGAATGAGTTTAGGCCATTTCACATAGAGTGATTCAAAACACTTGAAGCAATCTCAAGATATTTGTAATAAGGGTTACCTTCTGCATCCACACCACACTCTGAGCCGAAGCCCGGCATACGAAAACCATAATAACAGACTAAAGAAGCACCATGCTCTATTGATTTCTCGAATATGAATCTTGTCTTTCTGAGGCCGAGCTTCTTTCTATCAAAAAACTCATTCCTTCCTATAGCCTTTTTATAATTCTTATAATCAAGAATTGTGTCATTATCTTCATGAGCAGGATACGGCCAATGTCTGTGTACTTGAATGATATTGATAATATCATACAGCCCTTTTTTCTTGGCATAATCAGCATATTTTTCACCGCCAGCACCAAAAGCACCACCAGAGACAATGAGGCCTTGATTTCTGAGATTCTTAGTAATATTGATTGCTTTATCAACATCATCTTCTGCATAGAGCTCGTTCCAACATTCATAGATTACATTTTTCAAATCTTTCGTTGCTTCAATGGTCTCTTCAATACTGCCTAAGTCTCTTTCGCCGTCTCTCAAAGTAAGCTCAACGACAACATTTTTTTCATACATCCTCTCACAGAAACCCCTTACCAAGCTTGGAATATTACAAATATCTGTCCTCAAATAATTCAAATCGTATTTATGGAATTTTCTTTCAGCCCAAGCTAGACTGTAGTTTTGACCACAGCGCTGCCAAGTATAGCCCTCTTGCCCTGTCTCAAGACAAAGAGCCTCTCGTCTCCATACACCGACGCCCAAAAACTGCTCTCTCCCATCATCTAGAAAGTAGAGTTTATCATCTTGAATTCTAAGCCTAGGCGGCTCTGGTTCGTCTAGCTGTTCTCTTATAGCACCAGTCAGGCACTTAATTCTATCAGCCTTTTGGTCTATTTTTTTCAGCCTCTTGTCAGTCATAGGCTTATTTTTATCCGATTGGTTAGTGATTCGTTTTGTAAAAACTTTGATTCTCTGGGTATTCAGATTAATATATTCAAGATTTTTTAATATGGCCTTCTTGTCCATCAGCTCGTCACCTGAACAGCATGATAGCGAAATTCATCGACGTCAAAAGACGCTGCTCCAGAGGCTACAATCTCAAAGCAATAGTCTCCATCATCATCAAGCGGCTGCCGTCCGGTTACCCTATTTGACTTATCGTTAGCTTTCCCGGATGGGTCATTGTAATACACCCATTGAGCTGCTGCGCTCTTACTTAGCTTCAACAAGGTGTCATTATTTTGAGAAGCCGAGTCATGGACTTCAGAGGTCACAACTATTGACTTCGCCCCCTTCGGAAGCATTGCCTCTGTATCAGCTTCAAGGTTGATGGTTGTCGGGCCCTGTGAGCCTTGCCCTGTATAGTTTTCTAGCTGATTGCTTGTTATAGCTTTTTCAAGCCAGATAACTTCATTGTCTCTGAATTGGTAGTTGCCTTCTCCTATTATAGCAGAAAGTACCAACATCGGTTGTGATATGTAGACGATTGTTGAGCCGTCAACCGCTGGTGCTTGGTCAGCAATAATAAGAATCTGAAAATCAGTCACCGCTTCACTTACCTCAACACTAACTTCCAACCATTCCCAGTCTCCTCCTCCAGAGTGATAGCTGCTGTAATGGTTTGAGCCATCGTATATCCAGAGCCTTGCATGAGAGGCCGTTGAAGTCTTTACCCAACAGCCTAATGCGATGGTTCTTCCAGCAAACTGCTGGTAGAATTCGGCATTAGTTCTTACCGCCCTTGACCATGCGACCCAGTCGCCGGCTGCCGTTGGTACAAACTTCAGAGCATAGAAACTTCCATCCTTTGTATATGTGCCGCCATCGTTATGTTGACGGTAAATGTCTGCTGTTGTATCTTTAGCCCAGTGGTCAAAAGCATTCTCGTCAGCCTCTGTACAGCATGGTGTTATTTCGTAGAGAGAGACTTCGTCGAAGTATATTGTTTTTCCTTCTCCGTTTAAAGAAGCAGACCATAAAGATAGCTCAACCTCTTGACACCCTTCTGGAGCTTCAAATGTATGCAAGGTGGAAGTAGACCAATCTCCAGCCGTTTCAGTTAACCACTCACTTGAATATATAAGAGCAAAACCATGAGTTCTATCTTTAATCTGCACTCGATATTGATTTTCTGTCCCCGCCTTGATATATACACAGAATTTATATATTTTCCCTCCTTCTACGTTTACAATTTGACGAGTTGCTGGGTCATTTGACCCGTTTTCTGTTAAGGCCAGGCAATTTCCGATTTTCCCTCCTGCAACCGAAGCTAAAATAGCCGAATTAATTAGCAACCACCCATTTGTACTTGATTCAAACTCGCCATTCTGCACTAAATCTACACCTGTCGCTGTATCAGGTTGGTTAACAGTCAGCATGTTTGCACCGCCCACCGAGCCGTTGATATCTTCATTATCATTGAATCTTCCAGCACATGCTCCAAGCTCAATAGAGCCTTCTGCATCGCCACCGCCCCAAGTGCCTCCAGTCACTGTGACAGAGATGACTTTGCCCACAGCTCCAGAGGTTGCTCCGGTGAGGGTCTCTCCAACTTGCGGTTCTACTGAACCTGAATCAAAATTTAGAGTGCCGAGCCCTTTGTTATCATCGCTCTGTGACCAGACTCCAAAGCCAGAATTGATTAATAAGTTGATGCCTCTTTCTTTCGGTACGACCTCTGAATCGAGCAGATACCAAGAACCGTCATGCATATAATAGATTCTACCATCATCACTATCAACTGCAATCATGCCGTCTTGAGCTTGAGTCAGATTCGTTCTCGGATCTGACATGTACCAGTTATTTTTCAGATAATTTATAAGCGTATCACAGAAGGCTTCATAGCCCTCATAATCAGCACCTTTCAATAAGTCATCTCTTGATGCTGCCATTTTAGCCTCCTATTGACATTTGCATATTTTCTTCAATGGGTCACCGCCCGGCAGCGTATCTGTAGCACAACTGCCAATATAGCCAAAAACCTTCATCCATTGAGAAGCATTCTCGTAATTATGCTCCAGTTCAGAACATCGGCCTATTATGAAGCATTGACCAGCCAGCCACTGTAAGTCTGATGCTTTCACCCCGATTGTCATGTTTTGAAAATCGTATGTCAAGCTTGTTACATAGTAATAATGCTGCTCTTCTCCCTCACCCGACGGACTCAAACCAAATGTATCCTGAAGTATGAAGGTATCGAAAATCTCAAGCTCGTCAATGAAATCAATTGGTAAAGTAAAGCTGACAACTCTGTTGCCATAAGATAAACGCTGTAAATCTTCTCCGGCTCTTAGCACTGCAAAGTCTTCACAGCTCACACATGGATATTCCCAAGTCTCATAGTTCTCAATCTCACTCTCAAAATCGGTTATAGATGCATCAGACTCAAACTCTCTAGCTCCACCATAGACAGAAGCAGCAGGATAGTAATCCCAACACACTTTGATTCTATTTACAGCATCCCTCAGGTTGAATTCAATTATTGGTGCATTGATACAATCAGTCTGAGCAATGATTGTCTTATCAGTATCAAACGTTGTAAGGTCTTTTCTACCAAAATGAAGTTTACCTTCTCTATCAGGCCACGCCTTGATTCCGAAACTGAAGAGCAGTTTTTGAAGCACTGAAGAAGCATCCTCAAGTTCAGTGAGTGCTAATTTACCGCATTCATCCCAGCCACTATCTTCAAACAAGTCAGCAACCTCGTCTAAAGAATCTGTATCAATATAATCTATCGGCACTTCAGCAAGATAAACAAGAAAGAAGCCGAGAACATAGGCCGGGTTCTGGACATAGCCATTGGCTGAATTCCAAGCTGCTAAGCTGTAGCCTTCAGCATTGTAAGTAATTTTCTTATCGCCTTGACTAGAGTTGAATGTAATGAATGTCCTGCCATCGGCATCGTAAGTGACTGTATAATCTGACGAATCGACAAGCCCATTATCAGCATAAACTTCAAGCACTGAGTTCAATGGATGTGCTGCTGCGATGTATTTATTCGAAGTTGTATCAATACAGAGCGCTTCTATTGCTCCGAGATTTTCACCTGTAGTCAGGCTGTGAAGCCCTAACACTTCAGGAATTGCTTTGCCTATAGCATTCTCATGAGCGTTTGGCCACTCTTCAGTTGTTACGATATATAATGGCATTTTCTTTCTCAAGTACTTCTGAGTAATATCTTTCAGAGTGGCCTTGAATGTCGGCCCAGATAAAACATAGTCATCAACAATTCCTTGAAAATACCTTTCTTTCCAGCCATGCGGCTCATTTGTCCAGCCGAAGTATAGTTTGACCGGTTGATTCTTGCAGTAGCCTTGAGCTAAAAGCTTTTGAAACTCTGAGGTCTAAATCTGCAACTTGGAACATGCCAGTAAAGTCATCGATTGAACGGGTAGCTGATGCAGCACTGAGAATCCGTCCTTCATAGAACCTGTCGGTAGCTCTCATATCAATCGGTGCGTAATACTTCCAGACCAGTTCCCCGGCTATTTTCCAAGCCCATTCCCAAGTAAAATAAGGCGCTTTTGACTCAGCTTCACCGATGACTATTGTAAACATTCCATAAAGGTCATCTACGCCTGAAGTCATCTTTCCTGTCTCATCAGTAAAAAATTCGCCGGCATAGCCCTCTACGTCAATACCTTCTAATCCAGGCAAGACATTCTGCTTGATGAGCTTGATTTTATAAATGCCACCTTTCATAGCTGGCATTGAAGGAATTGTTATTTGGGTATCGGAATCAACTGAGAAATCACCGTGTGTTCTGATTAATGTATAATCGCCCTGACCTTCTTGACCTTCAAATATAATCAGGTCAACAATTGAATCCCAGTTTACAGATTGATTAAGTGAATATCTTGAAGTATCATTCAGCTCAGCATTATCTTGCTTGAAGCCAAGCCCTCTTATTATCAGCTCTTCACCACCGTTGCCGGAAAATTTATTTCTTGAAATAGAGTTTACAACCGGATTAAGAAAATTGGCTGTAATTTTCGTTGCGTTGAAAGCACATTTGAAGTATTCGTTATTATTGAAGGATGTATCATAATCAGAAAAATGAAAAACAAAGCCTATCCTAAAGGCTTTCTCTTGGCTAATATTGCTTTTTGCTACTGCTTTGTACGCTGGCATCCAAAGCTGTGCTGAATAAGGCAAATCAGCAATTGAAAGCGTTAGTCTCTCACCCTCCTCACCAGCTCCTGTTGGTGGATAATTATCCCACTGATTCACACCATCATAATATTTTCCTGTGACTGCATCGACATCCCAAACTTTTGGAAATGAAAGTTGATACATAAACTTAGGATAGAAATCCCAGCTCCCGACTCCTGCTGAGTTGTCTTCCAATTCCAGCTCAATATCTACAGCCATATCGATAATCTGGTCAGCACTGCTTACCAGTTCATAATTATCAGTTGCTATGATTATCGGATACCATCCCCAGTATTTAGGGTCTGAGCCATCGTTGCCATAACCTATGATTCCGTCTTCAATATGAAGGTCAGTCCAATGGTCTATGCTCCATTTTGAGCCATCTATAGAATTATAGGCGAGTGTTCTGATTACGATTGATGTCCATTCTCTGTAAGGTAAAGTCATTTTAACCTAAAAGCCTTACTCCTCTTGTCAGAGTCCGAAGCTCTATCTTCCAATCATACAGCTCACCGCATGTGCCTTTTGCAATCTGAGTGCCAAAGCCAGACATATTGGTCATATAGACATAGTAACAAAATTTATAATGGTCGTCTGGGATGAATATGAATTTACCATTTGCTCTTTTAATATCACTCAGAAACTTCCTCATTTCACTGACTTGAGCTGGATTATTGATGTTCTTAATAACGATGCTAAACTCCTCTGCTTCTGAATAGTAGTTTGACCAGATTTGTCCATAGTATGTTGTTTGAGTACCTTCAAAGAAAATCGGCCCATCTGAACGACCAGGTTGTAATCTTGCGTTACTAAATGATTGCAGATTACCTAAAAAAAGCTCACCAAGCTCTATATAACCATCATCATTGTCAGCATCTATAACTTCAAGCAGCCAATATTGATGAGAACCGCAATTAAGTGTTTTGCATAGGTTTGGAAAATCTTCAACCAATCTATTCTTCAGACTGACTTCACAGACAGGCCCGCCCGAGCCTACAGACCACCAATCACAAGCTCCTGATTGACCCGGACAACCTGCGTCACAAGCCTTGAGCTTTAGTTCATCCCCAACATCGGATAATAAAAGATTATGATTGAAAATGCCTATAAAATCGGGTGAGATGTCAGTGCCGAAATCAATACAAATCCACTCTGGTATAGCTCCCGATGTTGTGCCGATGCCAGTGAATCTGAACGGCTTCGACGGCCTTACATTATACAGATTCTCAAGAACGTAGAGCTCATCCTCAGAGCTTGAATATAAATCGACTTCAGAGTTAATCAAGTTATTAATTGCATATCTTATTGCCATTATGTCACCCCTAGAGCCCTCCTGAATTTTCTCCTCATTTCTGAAGCGTTGACATCAAGAGCCTTCACAATCTCTGGTATAAGCTTCTGTCTTGTAAACTCTCTGTCAGAAATAATTGTACCAGTGATTTTGACTTCATTATTTATTGTAATTTCTTGATGTCCTGCTCTAGCCGGTAATGACATCAATCTATTGAGTTGAGCTGCTGGCAGCACATACTCCGGAGCACCCGGAGTGCCGTGAGTCATTACAAGCTGAGGCTTGGTCAGTACTGCTCCATGTTGAGCACTGATTATTTTTTCCCTCATTCCTTTTATGGCATCTACTACAGGCTTAAAATCAATAGCTTCACGAAAGCCACTTTTAATTTTTTCCGAGCTTTCTAGAGTAGCCTGCTGAACCTCTTTCATTTTATCAATTAGTTCTTTTCTCTTTTGTTGTGCTTGTACTTGGATTAAATCCATTTGTTTAAGGATGGCGTTCTTTTCTTCACCTGTGGCACTAGCCAACCTCTCTTGCAACATGGTTAACTTGATTTTTGTTTGTTCCTCAAGTTTAGCCAATTGCTGTTTAATTGCTTCAGCTTTTTTAATTCCTTCCAGTTTAGCAGCTTGTTCAAAAGCAGTTTTTTGCATTTCTTTTTTCAATTCATCATTTAGCTTTTTACGTTTTTGCTCGGCCTGTTTTTGGAGTAGAGCCATCTGTTTCAGTATAGCATTCTTCTCATCGCCAGTTGCTGTGACAAGCTCGGCTTGCAGACGTTCCAGCTTTATTTTAAGTTGAAGCTCGAGCGTAGATAGTTGCTTTTTTATAGCCTCTGCTTTAGATACATTATTCATTGAGCTTGATAGAGTTGCTGTCATTGATTCAATAACTTTAGAAGCGGTCATATTAACGTAAATTGTGCCTTTACTAGTCAAAGCATTGAGGATGCTATTCAAACCATCTACGATAGATTTACTTATATTCTCTAGGCGTGACGGAAGAGCCTTTATTTCAGCATCAATTGATTTCAGCCTCTCTCTAGCACCTTCAGCAAAACGGCTGGTAAAAAGTGTATTCTGCTTGATATCTCTAAACTGGTCTATCATGTGCAGTATTTTGGCATGAAAGAAGCCGACTAACTGATTCAAGATGTTCTGGGAATTCTCCCAAATTAATTTAAGCCAGTGAGCTAAATCTTTACCTTCCCTACCGGCCCCACCGAGCAAGCCACCAATGCCTGCTAATAGGCCGCCTACTGCTTTTCCTATGCCTCCGACTATATCTGAAATTGCTCCAAAGACTGCATCAGCAACTTTGCCGACATTTTGAATATAACCAACTACGACTTCTGAAGCAGCCTTCCAGACATCTTGTACAGTCTTTGCTATATTCTTGAAGCCAATCATTTTACCTACAAGAAGGCCTATGCCAAGCGGTCCCGCCATCTTGCCTATTGTACCGAGAAAAGAACCACCGATATTACCGAATAGACCGCCCGCACCGCCACCACCTTCAGCACCAGTGAGTAATTTTCCGACACCTCCAAAGACGCTTTTTACACTGTTAAGCAAGCCACCAGAGCCAGTAACAATCTGACCGATAAATCCGAGCGTCCATTTTGAGACAAGCTGAGCGACAAGAGTAAAGAATTGCTCTTTTACAGTCCCCCAGATACTACCTGCTACATCAGAGAACGACCTTGCTCCAGATAGCATGTCCTTGAGCCCCATTGTCCAAGCGTCTTTGATGCGTTGTGATACCTCAGTGAATGTTGACTCTGTTTTTGGTATCTCTTCAAATACAGTATCTTTGAACTCACCAACGCTTTTCGTAGCCGGTGGCATCATATCGGCTGCGATACTGCCGAAGTCTCTAGCCTTTGGCACTAAGGCATCAAACTGCTGACCGAGCACTGCAAGTTGACCACCCATGATGACTACTTCATTAGTCGCAGCTTTTAATCTTGTCTCTAATTCTTCTACTGCTTTGTTATACTCTTCTTGACTGATTTCACCTGACTCTAATTTTTCCTGTAGCAATGAGAAAACTGACTTCAGATACTCTGTCTCCCGCTTTGCTTCAGAAACTGTCTTGATACCGAAGTCCTCAAGCACCTTTCCCCATGTTGTAGTTGCACCTGAGAGCTGCTCAATCTCTTCTCTTGCTTTTGTTACAGCTTCGGTATAATCTTCCTCAGAGATTTTCCCATCTTTGAGTGCGGTATCTAAATCTTTGATTATATTCGTCAACTCATCGACTCTATCCTGCTTTTGCTTCAATGTCTGGATTCCAGTCTCTTTAAGATAATCTATCCATGTCTGCTGTTTCTCTTTCAGTTGCTCCATTGATGGGAGGATATTATCAATGGATATCTTATAATCTTCTGTAGCCCCTTTCTGTTTTTCAATTTCTTCAGCATGTTCTTTACCAACTTTAGCAAGTGCTTCTTGTAGGGCTTGGCCCTCTCTTCCTTTTTTGATAGCCATTGCCATAGCAGCAGCATTACCATGATAAGCATCTCTAAGTTTTAGAAACTCTTGTTCAGTAAGGCCAGCCATATCGGCGGCTTTTTTCATTTTTGCAAATAATCTATCTTCAAGTTCCGCAGCCCTCTCAGCAGCTTCTTGAGCTTTTTTCTGAGCATCCCTGACTTTGAGATAACCAATAGCAAGAGCACCAAGAGCTGCTGTAAGAATACCCACAGGCCCAGTCATTGCCACAACAGCAGTCTTTATGAGCGTAAAACCAGCAGCAAGTTTAGGCAAGATAATCAGCATCGGCCCGAGCACAGTCATCAAGCCGCCAAGCACTGCAACAACTTTTGTAATTGTAGATGCTAAGAATGGATTGGCTTTCATCCAGTCAGATATTTTAGAGATGACACCAGAGAGACCCTCAACAAATTTACTGAGCACGGGAACTATATTTTCAGCAATGGCAATTGTCAGACCCTGCATAGCACCCTTGAGAGTTGCTTGAGCATCAGCAAGGCGTGCTGCTTTATCGGCTGCTTCCTGGTCGAATACCATGCCGAGCTCTCTAGCTTTTTCTCTCAGTGCCTCCATACCGTCAACACCCTGAGCAAATAGCGGTAAGAGTTTCGTACCTGCCCTTCCAAAGATGTCCTGAGCCGTAGCTGCTCTGATTGTTGGGTCTTCTACTGCTGCTATAGCTTTTGCAAGAATCTCAAACTGCTTTTCTGGATGCAAGCCTTGAAGCTCTTGATAATTGACTCCTATTCTCTCAAATGCTCTCTGGTATGTCGTCATGCCTTCAGATGCATCAACAATAGTTTTCTGCATCTTCTTGACAGCCTTCTCAAGTGAAGTGAGGTCTGCACCGCTTATTTGAGCTGCATATCTCAGTTCTGAAAGAGTCTCTGTAGCAAAACCAGTCCGGAGCGCCATCTTGTGGACTTCATCACCAGCCTTAACATAGCTCTTGACCATCATGCCGAGAGTGCCGACGATAGCACCGCCGGCAAGCGTCATTGCTTTACCGGCTGTTTTGAAGCCTTTACCGATACGGCCAGCTGCTCCTGACAGAGTCTTCTCATCCTGCTTGACTTTATCGACAGACTGAGCCCATTTGGTGCGGTCAAGAATCATCTTGCCGACTATAGCACCGGCAAAAAATCCACCAAATCCGTTCATTGATTAGTCCTCTTCCTCTGAGTCTAACATTTTCATCTGAAACTCAAGCCTTTATACCAAGACGGCAAGCATAGTTGAGCCAATACCGCCGCCTGAGATGCTTTCTTTTTGCCTCTTTTAACCAGAAATTCAAGTCTCTTACATCAAGACCATAGAGCTGTTCACCCGGGAACTGGCCCGGAAACTCACTTGCTATTACTGCTAGGTTTTGTCTCCAGGCCTTGTCGAGTTTTTTTCTTCAACAGTTAGCTCTCTCTCTGGTTTGAAAATACAGGTTGTCACATACTCAATAATCTCATTGACCTGTCTGAGCTCTAATTTATCGATTACCTTCTGCTTACCGAATATCAATTCAACCTGTTCAAAAGCAGCTTCAACATCACCCGTCCGGATTCTCTTTTCAAGAGAAGCCATCTTCCGTAAGACTCCTCTTGTTATCGGTTTTGCTTGAAGTTTCACTCCATCAATTTCTACTGTGATTGGCTTGTAAAGACTTTTCTCTGTACTAAGTTTTAAGCTCATCAGCTAGACACTCCCCACTGATAAAGCTTACCCTCATAACCAGAATCTTGATTCGGGAATACTTTAAACATGACGTTTAATACTCTCTGAGTCTCTCTGTCAAAACCAATGTCAAAAGCTCTGTACGGAAAGCATTTGTAAAGCAGAATCCAGGTCTTTTCATCTGGGTCAGGAACATTGTCACAGAGCGGTTGGATAAGAATCTGTTTGGCATCGTCATACATACTGCAACCAGATTTCACTGAGAAGACAGCGATATCAGCACCTCCTGACTCAACGCCTTCAAGCAAGGCTGTAAGCTGAGCTAATGTACTTCTAGTCATAGGCACTGATAATTCGGAAACAGTACCAGTGAATGATGCATCAACAGGAGTTTCTCCATAACCTTCTTCTTGAATGTCGGAAACACTGTCGGTGGTAGTGAAAGAGACTGTACCAAGAACAGGATTAATCACAAGATTTGAATCTCCATAATCCCAAGTCAAGCGTACCGGTCCTTTGTCTTTGAAAGGTAACTGTGGCATTTTATACCTCCATTAAAAATTTCTGAAGCCTTACGGTGGAAACTCCGTCGCAAGACTCCAGATGAAATTTGTCGAAAAAACATACAGTCCTGCTTCCGATGGATTGTCAATCACAGCCGGAAGACCGACTGCATTAATTACCATAGCACAGTATGGGGGGCCGCCGTCAACTGCTGGCAGCGTCCAGCCTGCTGTGCCATGTATTGATTCATATATACAATATGCATCGTCTCTTGCTTGAAAATAACTCTCTGCTCTATTCCAGACCTGTATTGATTTCTCTTCCCAGTCTGCTAAATCAGGCACTACAGTTCCGGGAGATGTCTCTAGTATAACAACACATCTTCTTGGTGGTTCAGAGCCTGACGGTGTTCTTAGTGGCAGTGAGCCGATAAAGAGATTAGTACCTATAGTCAAATCACAACCACTGAGGCTCTCAATAAATGTTGCTATAGACTTTAGCACTGTGTTCATTGTGTGGCCTCTTTTATTTCGTCTGCTATTTTCTTCATGTATTTTTTCATATTCTTCTCAAGCTTTGACTGCAAATACTTCGGCCCCGAGCCTGGCTCTGACCAGTTCCAGTTTGATGGTGCTTCATGCAATCTTGCTGCATACTCAGTGTTGAAACCGAAGACAATGCTGATGCCCTTTCTTCCTATCTGAGCTTTGCCAATTGCTTGGCTTCTTCTGAGTGTGCCTGTTTTTTTGGGCACGGTAGGCTGCTCATTCACAGCATCAGCAAGTACAGAAGCAGCAACCTTCTCAAGTGCTTCTGCTGACTCAACCTTATGCTTCTTCAAGTACTTCTCAAAGCCTTTGTTAAACTCTGAGAAATCCATATAGAGCCCTGTCTTCTTGTTCATTTCACATATACCTCTATGTGATGCAGAGCCGTTGAGTTCTGTATCTCTCTCACCTCAATGACTGAATACTTGATCCCATTGAATCTTATAATGTCCTCATGGCTGACATTCACAGATGCATCGAAAAAGAACTTACCCGTACTCAAGACTTCTTCTCCTTCGATATTTCTTACAACCTTATGATGCCTCATGTACCTGCATTTAATGTTACTCTGAATAGTCTCAGTAGGTTCATTCCATTTGTCAAACGTCCTCTGTATGATATCGCAGGTATTAATCAGCAGCCCAGTGTAGGACATTTATAATCTCTCCTCAATCAAAGTCTGCAACTGCCTGATTCTATTTCTAATACTGTGATTTGCTCTCACATATGAGCAGCCATCTTTTCTTATTTTCTCAAAACAACCTGGTTCATTTAATACTGCTTCAACCTGGGTGAAGATATTAGCTTTAGATATCGGCACATAATGCTCCCATGCAACAAATCCA